TTATATTTTAAGAACAACAAAAACCCCACTGACTATTTCAATAATAAGAAAAACGCTTCCAGCTTTAAAAGGATCAGTTCAGCGTGATTTTATTTCTATTTTAGAAGAAACTGGAATGTATTTTGCTGGTATTCACAATAAAGCCGAAAACACTTTTCGATACAATGGTCATTTAGTTGAGTTTCTTTCAGTTGATGAACCTCAAAAAATCAGAGGCCGAAAAAGGAACATTGCTTTTTTAAATGAAGCAAATGAATTAACGCTAGAAGATTTTCGACAAATTAATATGCGTTGTACTGATAAAATGATTTTGGATTTTAACCCTTCTGAAGTAACGCATTGGATTTATGACGAAGTAATCCCCAGAGAAGATTCTGAAACTTGGATAACAACTTACAAGGATAATTTGTTTTTATCCGATGAACTTGTTTTTGAAATCGAAAGGATGAAAGAGCGTGATCCAGATTATTGGCGAGTGTATGGCGAAGGTCAAAAGGCATTTTATTCTCAAAGACAAATATTCAGCAACTGGAACTTTATTGAAAAGTCCGAGTTCCCAGAGTTTGATAATCCAGTGATCGGAATTGACTTTGGATTTTCAATAGACCAAACGGCCATTTGTTTAGTACAAAGGTTTTCAGATAAAATTTATATCAGAGAATTATGTTATAAAACAGGAATGACAAATCAAGACATTGCCAATTTTTTAAAGGAAGGCGGATTTGATGAAATTGTTTCTTATTACGATTCAGCTGAACCAAAATCTGGGGAGGAACTCCGAAGGCAAGGAATCCCTTGCAAACCAGCAATCAAAGGAGCGGGTTCAATTAATGCTGGGATTTCAATGCTTAAAGAATATGAAATATTTGTAGATAAAAATTCAAAGAATATTTATAAAGAATTTATTTCATATTATTGGCAGCAACTAAAAGATGGAACAATCGTAAATAAGCCATTAGATAAAAACAACCACATGATGGACTCGATTCGTTATGCGGTTTACAGTCATTATGGAAAACGCTCCGAGTTCTTTGTTATTTAATTACTATTTTTGTAAATAATTTTTAATTTTCTATGGCTTCGATAATCAAAAGACTGCAAAGAGTTTTTAAATCATCTCAAAATACTAATACAGATTTTAATAAAGCGATTTATAATTATTTAGGAGATTCGATTGTTTGGAATCCTGAAAATGATGACACATACATAAATAAAGGTTACAGATACAACCCAACAATTTACTCAATCGTAAACCTTATTTCAAAGACTGCTCAAACTATTCCTTTCCAGATTTATGAGGTAAAAAATGAAAACGATTTAAAGAGATATAAATCTTTAACAAACAGTGATTTTACAGCCTCATCATTATTTAAAGCTGGTCAAATCCAAAAGTCAGCATTGGTCGAATTAGAAGATACAGAAATTCACGAACTTTTAAACAATCCAAATCCAGCGCAATCTTACGCAACCTGGATTCAGGAGATCATTGCTTATGGTAAATTAACAGGTAACAGATACATTTACGGAATTGGCCCAGATACAGGAAACGGAAAAAGTAAGTTTAAGGAATTATATGTTTTGCCCTCACAGGTTATGGAAATTAATTCTGGAGGTATATTTGAGCCTGTTAAATCTTACAGTTTAGAATACAACGGGACTGTCAAAATTGATGCTGATAATATTTGCCACATTAAAGATTTCAATCCTTATTATGATGGAACTGGCTCGCACCTCTACGGAATGTCACCGCTAAAAGCTGGACTTCGAGCAATGGACACAAACAACGAAGCAGTCACAACAGGTGTAAAATATTTACAAAACCAAACAGCCAGGGGGGTACTAACTTCCGATGAGGGCGATTTGACAGAAACACAAGCCAAGGAATTAAAAAGAAAATTTAAACAAACCTATCAAGGTTCTGAAAATGCTGGTGATGTTATTATCACGCCAAAAAAACTGTCTTGGATTAACTTTGGATTAAATGCTTCGGACTTATCTTTGATTGAGCAATACAACGCATCAATTAAAGACCTGTGCAACGTTTACAACGTTCCTGTTCAACTTTTAAACAATACCGACTCAAGCACTTACAACAATATGAAAGAGGCTAAAAAAGCTTTATATCAAAATGCTGTAATGCCTGAACTTGTAAAAATTAGGGAGGAACTAAACAGATGGCTTTCTCCAAGATTTGGCGAAAAGCTTTATATTGATTTTGATTTCTCTGCCATTCCAGAACTCCAAGAGGAAATGGAAAAGGTTGTTGGACAAATGTCACAGGCTTGGTGGATTACTCCAAACGAAAAAAGGGCTGCCATGTCTTATGGAATTGAAGAAGATTCAAAACTTGATGATTTTTATGTCCCAGCTAATTTGTTGCCTATGTCAGTTGAGGAAGTTGACATTGAGCCAAAAAATATTGATATCGATTACAATGAATTATTAAAAGCACAAGTGCCTGGACTTCCAAACACTTACACAACAATTCAAGAGGCAGTCAACAGAGCCAGAGAATTGGGCGGCGATGGTTATCATTCACACGTTCATAATGGAGGGACTGTTTATATGCCTTTTGATACTCATGAGGAGTTCGAGGCCATTCAACGAGGCGATTATGACCAAAGCCAATCTGCCAATGATAATGATGAAAATGAAAAAGAGATATTATTGAAAGAATCTTACAGCGACTATCCACAGTCAGCAACTAACAACGCAAAAAGGATGATTGAATGGCGTGAAAAATACGGAAGGGATGTTGTAAAGGGCGGAACGGAAGTTGGCTGGCAAAGAGCCTCACAATTGTCAAAGAGGGAAAAACTTTCAGTCGATGTGATTTCAAGAATGGCACAATTTAACAGGCACAGAGAAAACGCTGAAATAAATCCAAAATTTAAAGGCGAACCTTGGAAGGATAATGGATATGTTGCTTGGAATCTTTGGGGAGGTTCAGCAGGTGTTGATTGGGCAATTCGTAAAATAAAAAAAATTAGAGGCGAATAATGACCTTGATAAAAGCCACAAAGGAAGAACAGGCTTGGCAAGAGTCTTTTGAAAATGAATTGGAAAGGAATGAACAAAAAGAGGTCATTCCAGTCAAAAGATATTTAACAAGGGAATACAACAAAGCAACCGATGATTATCTTCAAAACCAAAACACAAACAACTGGAGTTCCCTTTTTAAAGAATATGAGATTGCTGCTATTTATGCCGTTCTTTATTCCAATATCGGATTGAACTTCGCAAAGCTTTTTAAAAAACTAAATTCTGGTAAATTCCCAAATGAATTTAATACTGACAATTACAACAACATTTGGAGGGACAAATTCAGACAAGCTGGTTTAAAGATTTCAGAATTTAAAGGAAAAGATGTTTCTCTTGCTTCCCAAAAAGAAATCACAAGGATAATATCTAAACTCCATAAAAGTCCAGAGTTTCAAGCTTTAAATGAGCGTGAGGCTGGTCGAATATTGAAATCACAATTTGGAAAGCTTGCTGATTACAAAGCAAAAAGAATTGTAAGAACAGAAGCAACCAACGCGGCTAACTTTGCAACACTTCAAACGGCCAATGATATGTATGGGATTGACAATGTGGAAAAAACTTGGCTTGCTGGATTTGTAAGAACTCGAGAAACTCATGCTGCTGCAAATGGCCAAAAAGTAAGCGGAAACGATAAATTTTTAGTTGGTGGCGAGTATTTAACGCATCCAGGTTCTGGTTCACTTGCTGAAAATAATATAAATTGCAGATGCACGCTTTTAATTAAACCAAAACCTATTCCTAAAATTTAATATCTTTGCAATATGAACACAATACTTTATAAATCAACTTATCTTGGTGAGGTCATCGATGCTGATGAAAAAAACGGAATCGTTAAAGGATACGGGTCTGTATTTGGCAATGTAGATTCTGATGGGGATATAATAAACAAGGGAGCATACAAAAAGACAATTCAAGAAAATGGGTCAAGGGTAAAATATCTATATCAGCACGATATGGACAAGCCTATTGGCAAAATGATAAATCTTGAAGAAGATGACAAAGGATTGGTTTTTGAGGCACAAGTTCCAAAAACAAGACTTGGATTGGATGTCATTGAACTTATGAAAGCTGGGGTAATAACTGAAAATTCAGTTGGAATCCTTCCTATTCAAAAGGGAATGAATGGACAATACAGAGAATTAAATGAAGTAAAATTGTTTGAGATTTCAGCTGTGACACTTGCAGCGAATGACCAAGCAATGATTATTGACGTGAAAGGAAATTTCGACCCCGAAAAAATCTTAAAGCGTTTTGATAGTATGGCAAAGCTAATTCGCAAGGGGGACATCTCCGATGAATTAGGCTACGCCCTGGAAGCCGAAATCTATAAATTGAAATCATTATACATAAATGCCACTTTGCCGACAATTGAAGTCACAGAGCCGACTGTTGTAAAAAGTGATGACAATGAGATTGTTAAATATTTGTATAATCGTTTAAATAAATAAAAGATGAACGAAGAAATTAAAGATCAACTGGATAATTTAGGAAATCTGGTAGATTCAAAAATCGAAAAAGCGTTTAATTCCGCACAGGATAACGCAAAAGGTCAAATCGAGGAATCACTAAAAAGTGAAATCTCAAACCTATCTAATGAATTTGTTTCAAAGAATGATGAATTGAACAAAAGAATGGATGAAATGGAAGTTAATGCCAAAAAAACACTTTCTGGCGTAAACTCAAAATCATTCAAAGGCGCGCTTGACTCTGCTTTTAAAGAAGGAGTTGTTGAGGGACTAATCAAAGGAAACACCAACGCTGCTCAATTTGAGGTAAAAGCTGACATGACAATGGCCGCTGATTACACTGGAGTTGTTGCTGATGAAACTGTTGTTGCTCAATTTAAATTTGACCCCAGCAGAAGCGTACACGTTAGAAACTTGATTCCTCAAGGTTCTACCAGCGCACAGACAATTCGTTTCCCAAAAGAATCTGGATATTCTGACAACGCTGCTGCAACTGCTCAAGGTTCAACTCTTGGACAGTCTGACTTCGATATCACCGCAACCAGCGTGAACTTGGAGAAAATTGGAACTTATATGAGATTGACTGAAGAAATGTTGGCGGATACTCCACAGCTTTCTTCTTACCTATCTGCAAGAGTACCAAGCAAAGTGCTTTCAGTTGAAGACACTGAAATCCTTAATGGTGATGGTTCTGCTCCTAACCTTGACGGATTATTCACTGACGGAACTGCTTTTGTTACTGGTTCTGGTGGTGCTTTTTATCAGTCTGTTGAATCTGCAAATGAATATGATGTTCTTGTTGCAGCTTTGAATCAATTGGCATTGGCTAACTATCAAGCCGACACAATTCTTTTGAATCCAACTGATCTACATAAAGTAGTATTATTGAAATCAACTGCTAATGAGTATTTAAGACAACAAATTTATTCTGGTATTCAGCCTACAATCATGGGAATCCCTGTAACTGTAAATACAGCTGTTACCGCTGGTAAATTCCTTGTTGGAAATCTTGCTCAAGCGACTCAACTTTGGATTAGAGAAAACTTGGCAATTAGCTTTAGCCGAGAAGATTCTACCAACTTCAGAGATGGTTTTGTAACTGTAAAAGCACAAGAAAGAGTTGCTTTGACAAATTACTTGCCAAACGCTATCGTACAAGGTACTTTCTCAACTGCTAAAACAGCACTTGAAACTGCCTAATCTGACGATTAGTTTTGAACTTAAAAGGGTGATCATTATGGTTACCCTTTTTTATTGCACTATTTACCAAATGTAAAATAATTTTAAAAAAAGTAAAAAAAGTTTGTGTTATATAAAGAAAGTTTATATATTTACAAAGTAAAACAACAACAACTAAAACAATTATTATGGATGCAACAATATCAAAAAACAACTACACAAACAAATATGAAGTAAAAAAGTGGGATGATAACAACAATGTTGTCGAAAGATTTGTAACTAAAAAGAAACACTTGGCACACGAAAAATTTTCACAATTTTTTAGAGAAACATATAACATTTAAAAACGACAGGGGGCGGCAACGCCCCTATTAAATACAATAATATGAAACGAATACAAGACACACACGAATACAGACTTGTTAAAGAAATAACAAGCGAAGAAAATAGAAAAAATTTAATCGAAGCATCAAAGGCATTTGCAGTTTTAATTTCTGCAATATTTTTTTCTTATTATGCTTTTATAAAAATTATAGTATGGATGCTAGAATAGAAAGAATAAAACTTATTACTTCAATATTATTTATTTTGTGGGGATTTAGATTGGTTTTTGTTTATTCAGCTTACATTGATTCAGTTGGAATGGTAATCCTTGCGGCACTAATAAACAGTTCAGATTATGGAAAAAAATGATATATTAGACTTTGTTTATGATATGATAGACAAAAACAAAGATAAAATGATCCCAAGCGATTATTTATATTTGTTAATGAAGGCAAAAGAAATTCAAGATAAAATTAACACAATAAAGGACAGAGATTATGTACATACCAGACAGGGAACTAAATGACCCTATATTTTACGAATCAGAATATATTTTTGAATGCCCAGAATGCGGAAGGGAATCAGATTCAGAGTTTTGCTCAAACATTTGTTTTGAAGCATCAATGAGATAATTTTTTTCATTTTTAGTTAGTTAGTAATGTTGGAAATGTCCTCCTTGATTGGGGGATGTTTTTTTTTGACTAAATTTGGACATGGATGTCAACATTTATGGATGTTTAGCAGAATTTAAAATTGCAACCGAATTATTAAAGAGGGGATATCAAGTTTCAAGACCTTTAGCCGATTCATCCGTTTATGATTTAATTGCTGATATAAATGGAAAACTTATTAAAATACAAGTAAAATC